TTCTTCAGCCTGGATCCAAAGCACTCAATAAGGGTTCTTTGGAATTTAGTAATAACTCCAGGATTATCGCTGCTGCTACTTCCGGTAATAGCATTCGTGGTATGTCTGTCAATTTACTTTATCTTGATGAGTTTGCTTTTGTTGAGCGTGCTGCTGAATTTTATACCTCAACGTATCCGGTTGTTTCAGCTGGTAAAGACACTAAGGTCATCATTACGTCCACGGCTAATGGAATTGGTAACCAGTATCACAAAATTTGGGAAGGGGCTGTCCAAGGAATAAACGAGTTTTATCCTTTTCGAGTTGACTGGTATGATGTACCAGGCCGTGACGAAGAATGGAAAACTCAAACCATTGCCAACACCTCTCAATTACAATTTGATCAAGAGTTTGGTAACACGTTTTTCGGCACAGGTGATACATTAGTTAATGCCGAAACCTTGATGAACCTAAGAGCCAAACCACCCATAAAAATGTTGGAAGGTGGTTTACTTAAGGTATACGAAGAACCAGAAAAAGATCATGATTATATCATGACTGTAGATGTAAGCAAGGGAAGAGGACAGGACTATTCAACTTTTACTTTGATCGATATTAGCGTTCGCCCATTTGCACAGGTTGCTGTATATCGCAATAACACTATCTCTCCAATTCTCTTCCCTAATATTATATATAAGTACGCAAAACCCTACAATAATGCTTACGTAGTGGTAGAATCAAATGACCAAGGTACAGTGGTTTGTAACGGACTGTACCATGAACTAGAGTATGAAAATGTCCACGTTGAATCCTCAGTAAAAGCAAATGCGATCGGCATAGAGATAACACGCAAGTCCAAAAGACTTGGCTGTTCTGCTATCAAAGATATACTAGAAACAAATAAATTGAATATTGTAGATGAACAAACTATATTAGAAATCTCTACATTCGAAGCAAGAGGGCAATCATATGAGGCGTCTGAAGGTAATCACGATGACCTTATGATGAATCTGGTCATGTTTGGTTACTTTGTATCCACACAGTTCTTTGCTGATATGACCGATATCGATTTAAAGAAGATGTTGTTTGATCAAAGAATGAAAGAAATAGAAGATGATATGGTTCCGTTTGGTTTCATAGATGACGGCACAGAAGCCATACAGGCCATAGAGAACCAAGAGGATCCTTGGAAGATTAGAGATGACACAGGGCGGTTTGTTTGGGATCCAGACGACATGCCACTGTAGAGTAACAAAATTATAAATAATGGTATGTTGACTAACCGTATTATGGAACATATAATTTTTAATAGAGGAAGATAAAAATGGCACTTTCAACACCGTCTGCTTCACCAGCGGTTGTCGTCAAAGAAATAGATCTGACTGGTGGCGTTCCAAACGTACAGTCAACTACAGGCGCAATTGTTGGGAACTTTCGTTGGGGACCTGCTGAACAAAGAGTATTGATAGACAACGAGACAACTCTTGTCGACACCTTTGCTTCACCGGACTCAGCAAATACCATAGACTTCCACAGCGCCACATACTTTTTGCGTTATTCTGGCTCACTACAAGTTGTACGTGAGGTAACCTCAGATGCCAAGAATGCTCGTGCAACACGAGGACAACTTGCCACTGACTCTGACGGCTCACTGCCTACAGAACTAGTAAAGAACGACGCAGATTTTGATGCACAAAGAAGCGCTTTGGATTCTGATTCACACACATTTATAGCACGTTACCCAGGTGCACTTGGTAACTCACTGCTAGTATCTATATGTCCACCAGATGGCACTGCCTTTAATAACTGGACATATAAAGATGATTTTGATGCCGTACCTGGTACATCTGATTACGCAAGTAAAAAGAATGCATCAAATGACGAAATTCATATTGCAGTTGTAGACCATCAAGGTGAACTGACAGGAACTAAAGGTAGTGTTCTAGAAACATATCCGTTTGTCTCTATTGCTTCAGATGCCAAGAATGCTGATGGAACTACAAACTTTGCAATTGACGTAATTAATGCTCGTTCAGAGTACGTACACATGGTTGACTTTGATTCAAACTTCCGTGTGGCTCGTGGTAACGGAACTGTTGATTCTGGCGATAACTTCGGAACAACAATCCAGACAGACTACGACTTTGAAAAAGGTGTAAACTCTGGAGCATTAACAACAACGGAATATCTTGCAGGGTTTGACTTGTTTGAGGACAAAGACATTGTAGAGGTTGATTTCTTGATTTCTCCTTCAATGAACTCTCGGACAGATCAGACAACTGTTGTTAACGACTTGATCTCAACTGCTCAGTCACTTCGTAAGGACTGTGTGGTCGCTGCATCACCTGCACGTACAGATGTGATCAATCTGACAAACACTGCAACAATCACAAATAACATCACAACAACGGCCGGTACATTTACCAATTCGTCATACCTAGTAATGGACGGTAACTTCATTAAGGTCTATGACAAGTTTAATGACCAATACATCCAGATTCCAGCTGCATCATCTACTGCTGGTATCATGGCCGCTACCGACCTTAATCGTGCCCCATGGTTCTCACCTGCTGGTACACGTCGTGGTCAGTATCTTGGAATCACTGCAATATCTTGGTCACCAACCAAGTCACAGCGGGACACTCTGTATAAAGCAGCTGTTAACCCGATTGCAAACATTCCTGGGCAGGGTGTGCTGTTGTTCGGTGATAAAACAAAACTTGGTCGTCCATCTGCTTTCGACCGTATCAACGTCCGTCGCCTCTTCTTGGTTCTCGAACGTGCTATCGGTAAAGCAGCTGAACAAGTTATGTTCGAGTTTAACGATGAGTTTACTCGGGCAGAATTTGTCAATATCGTAGAACCAGTACTTCGTGAAGTAAAAGGTCGGCGTGGTATTACAGACTTCCGAGTTGTCTGTGATGAAACAAATAACACTCCGGCCGTAGTTGACCGAAACGAGTTTATTGCTAATATCTTTATTAAGCCTGCTCGTTCAATCAACTATGTCACTCTTAACTTTGTTGCTGTTCGGACCGGTGTTGACTTCGAAGAAGTCGTAGGCACGGTGTAAGGAGGTAAACAATGGCTATTTTAGGAGTTGATGATTTCAAGGCTAAACTGAGAGGTGGGGGCGCCCGTCCCAATCTGTTTCAGGTAACAATTAACTATCCTGGCTTCGCCGATGGTAATCCTGAACTAACATCCTTCTTGGTTGAAGCAGCAGAACTACCAGGATCAACGTTTGGACAGATTATGGTTCCATTCCGTGGCCGTCAGTTAAAAATGGCTGGTGACCGTACATTTGCAGAATGGACAACCACAATCATAAACGATACAGACTTTGCTATCCGTGATGCAATCGAGCGCTGGATGAACGGTATCAATGGGCATAATGCCAACACCGGTCTTGCAGTACCAGTTGCATACGAGGCAGATCTAAAAGTTGAACAGCTTGATAGGGAAGGTGACATCATTAAGACGTACAACTTCCGTGGTGCATATCCACAAGATCTCTCACCGATTTCTTTGTCATTCGGTGACAACGATAACATCGAGAGATTTACTTGTACCTGGGCGTTCCAGTATTGGGAATCCAATACTACAACTTAAATAAATACTAGAAAGGCCGGGGTAGGCTCGGCCTTTCTTACTCTAACCGGGGACTGATTATGGCAGAAGGCTCACAAGAAGGTCTGAAACTCTTTGGTTTTGAAATCAAAAGAGCAAAAGACAAATCAGACGAAAAACGCCCATCCATTGTTCCACCACGGGACGATGAAGGTGGTAGTTACGCCACAGCTTCTGGTACACACTATGGTCAATATCTGAATCTAGATGGTGATGATTCCAAAGATAATTACCAATTGATTATGAAATATCGTGGCAATGCAATGCACCCTGAGGTGGATGCCGCTATTGAAGATATTGTAAATGAAGCCATTACAGGCAGTGAACTAGAACAGACACTTGATATTAATCTGGACAACGTTGATGTGCCAGATAAAATTAAAAAACTAATTAAAGAAGAATTTGACAACATATATTCTATGTTGAACTTCAAAGAACTAGGTCACGACATCTTCCGTCGTTGGTATGTTGACGGCCGATTATATCATCACTTGGTACTAAACAACGATAATCCAAAAGAAGGTATTCAAGAAATTAGACCTATTGATGCTGCTAAGATGCGCAAGGTCAAAAAAGTAAAACATAAAAAGGATCCAATTACTGGCGCAAAGCTTGTAGAGAAAACTGAAGAGTTCTTTATCTACCAAGAGAAGCCTGGGTCATCGACAAGTGGTGTAAAGATGACCAATGACTCTGTGTCATATGTTACATCTGGTCTGTTAACCGAGGACCGTAAGAAGATTGTGTCACACTTACACAAGGCTCTAAAACCTATCAACCAGTTACGTATGATGGAAGATGCCTTGGTGATATACCGTCTTGCTCGTGCACCAGAGCGTAGAATTTTTTATATTGATGTCGGTAATATGCCAAGAGGTAAAGCCGAACAGTATATGAAAGACATCATGGCAAAGTACCGTAACAAGCTTGTGTATGATGCCAAGACTGGAGAGATCCGTGACGACCGTAAACACCAATCTATGCTTGAGGACTTTTGGTTACCAAGACGTGAGGGTGGTAGAGGTACCGAAATCAGTACATTGTCTGGTGGTGAGAACCTAGGGCAGATTGAGGACATAATCTACTTCCAGAAAAGAATGTATCGTTCATTGAACGTACCGATTTCTCGTCTGGACACAGAGACAGTACAAGGTATCTTAGGTCGGTCAACAGAGATTAACAGAGATGAATTAAAGTTCCAGAAGTTTATTGACAGACTTCGTATGAGATTCTCACATCTATTCTATGGCATCTTGAAAAAACAATTAATCATGAAAGGTGTTATCACGGAAGATGATTGGGATTCATGGAAAAATGATATTACGGTTGACTATGTAAAGGACAACCACTTTGCCGAACTACGTGATGCAGAGATGTTAACCAATAGGCTTGAAAGCCTAGATAGGGTTCAGAATTATGTAGGTGAATATTTCTCTAAGGAATGGGTACAGAAAAATGTTCTGCATCTTTCCGATGAGGATATTGAGCAGATGAATAAACAAATTGGTGGTGAAGTCGAAGATGAACCACAGGATGAGCCAGAACCTCAAGGAGATGATAGTGAGTGAAGCAGTAAAAGACTTGATCCAACACGCGCTGGACCAAGATTTCAATAAGGCAAATAAAATTTTTACGGATGCTATGAGCATAAAAGTTCAAGATGTTCTTGACCAAGAGCATGTAAAATTAGCTGACCAGATATACAATGGAGTAGAGCCAGATGAACTGGATGATGAAGATGACTTCATGGGGGATGAGGATGGTGTTGACGAAATCGACATTGACGGTGAAGCAGATGATGAGTTTGAATCGGACGGAGAGACAGAAGAGGAAGAACTTGAGCTCGAAGATGAAGAGGAAGAAGAAACATATGATTCTGAAGAAGAATCTGTATGAATGACCTATAAGATAACATTATTATAAATAAAAGTAATTAAATGAAAACGTTTTTACAAATAAGAGAACTAACTGGGCGTAAACCTGAAGGTCAGGTTGTAACCAATAAAAAGATTGGACGTATCCAGATTTTAGTTTACAAAGAGAGAAACGGTTTCGTTGCATATATAGACGGAGATAGATTGGACGTCTATAAAACCAAAGCCGAAGCTGAAAAGGCAGCGATGGCAATGATAAAGGTTTTGAAAAAATGAAACTGATTGCAGAATATACCGAACAGCATCTTGAGGTTCTCACAGAGGCTAATGAGAAAGGCGAGAAGAAGTACGCTATTGAAGGTGTCTTTATGCAAGCAGAAAAGAAGAATAGAAACGGTCGGATATATCCGAAACTTGTTTTGGAAAAAGCTCTCAATAAGTATAATACTGAGCAAGTATCAAAAGGTAGAGCTGTAGGTGAGTTAAATCACCCTGATGGACCGACCGTTAACCTAGATAAGGTTTCTCACAAGATCGAAAATCTTAATTTTAAAGGTAACGATGTTGTGGGTAAGGCGACTATATTGGAAACTCCAATGGGTAAGATTGTAAAAGGTCTTCTCGATGGCGGCGTTCAATTAGGCGTCTCGACTCGTGGTATGGGAAGTTTGAGTAGAAATAATAACGCAATGGTTGTACAGCCCGACTTTATGTTGAATGCTGTCGACATTGTTCAGGATCCGTCCGCTCCTAGTGCTTTTGTTAATGGGGTTATGGAAGGTGTCGAATGGGTCTGGAACAACGGTATTATTGAAGCCAAACATATTGAACAAATGGAGACTGAAATTAAGAAAGCTCCACGCGCCGATCTTTATGAGACACAGGTTCGTGAGTTTAAAAATTTCCTCTCGTTACTTAAAACTAAATAAACAAGGAGTCATAACATGACTGATGAAAATCAAATTGAAGATCAGGATGTAGAACTCCATGACGAAGTAACAGACGAAGTTATGGAAGAAGGAACTCATGATCCGAAGAATGCTGAAGCTCAGTCTGTAGCAAGTGTAGACCAAGCTGGTGACGCCGTAAAGGGCACTGCCCCAAAGCGTAAGATGTCTGGCGGTACTGCTGCTGATAACACCAAACAAGATCCAATGCCTAAAACCAAGGCTGGCATGATGAATGTAATGATAACCAAAATGAACGGCATGAAGAAAGATGCCCTCATGGCTTCATATCATAACATGATGAAAGACGATGTTGACGAAGAGCAGTTCGAGGGCGAGCCAATTGCCGAACTCGATTATCAAGTCGACTTCTCACAAGACCTTGATGCATTGGTTAACGAAGAAGCTACACTTTCAGATGAGTTTAAAGCAAAAGCAGAAACAATCTTTGAAGCGGCTATCAAGTCAAAGCTGTCCGAAGAGATTGATCGTCTCGAAGCAAAATATGAGGAAGAATTAGCTGAAGAAATCTCTTCAACTAAAGAAGACCTCGTAGAGAAGGTCGACAATTACCTAAACTACGTAGTTGAGCAGTGGATGGAAGACAACCAAGTTGCCATCCAGTCTGGTTTGCGCACTGAGATTGCTGAGAAGTTCATGAACAATCTTAAAGATCTGTTCACAGAATCTTACATCGAGGTACCTGAAGCAAAGGTAGATCTTGTTGACGAACTTGCGGCTGAAGTTGAAGAGCTTGAAGAAGCACACAACGAAGCAATTGCAAAGACATTGTCAATGCAGGAAGAGCTTGAAGAGCTGAAGCGTGAGAAAATCATTGCTGAAGCATCTGAAGATCTCGCCGCAACGCAAGTTGAAAAACTCAAAAAATTAGCTGAAGATGTGGACTTTGAATCAGAAGAAACTTTCGCCGAGAAGGTTGCTACTATCAAAGAATCATACTTCACAAAGAAATCCACTGAGTCTGCTGACATTGAAGAAGATGCAAGTGACGACGATGTCCAAGTTGTAGCTTCCGATACAATGGCTCAGTACCTTTCAGCAATTCAAAGAACTAACAAATAATTGGGAGTCCAATGATGAATACACACTCATATGATCAGCTGATGGAAAAATGGGCACCTGTACTGAACGAAGAATCAGCAGGCGCTATCAAAGACAACCATCGTAGAGCTGTAACAGCCGCTATCTTGGAAAACCAAGAGCGCGAAATGAATGAGCAGAAGCAGCAGTTAACTGAGTCTGTTCCAACCAACTCAACAGCAGACGTTGCAAACTGGAACCCAGTGCTTATTGCATTGGTCCGTCGTGCAATGCCTAACCTGATGGCATATGACATCTGTGGTGTCCAGCCAATGTCAGGACCAACCGGCCTCATCTTTGCGATGAAGTCACAGTACGAAACCACACGTGGTGGTGCAACTGCTGGTGACGAAGCTCTGTTCGGTGAAGCAATCACCGGTTACTCAGGCGACTCATCTGCAACACACGACAACACACAAGGCCCATCTGGCTTGTCAGGTCTAACAGACGCTGGCAACGACAGCTCCATCGACAACGACCGTGACGGTACAGGCTTCGGTGGTGGTATGCCAACTGCAGACGCAGAAGGCATGGGTTCAGCCGCAGGTGATCCAAACTCATCATTCGCAGAAATGGGTTTCACCATTGAAAAGGCAACTGTGACTGCCAAGTCACGTGCACTGAAAGCAGAATACACTCTGGAACTGGCGCAAGACCTGAAAGCAATCCATGGTCTGGATGCCGAAACAGAGTTGGCTAACATTCTGTCAACAGAAATCATGGCTGAAATCAACCGTGAAGTTGTACGTACAATGAACTCACAGGCCAAAACAGGCGCCGGTACAACTAACACAGCAATCAACGGTATCTTCGATGTACAGACAGATGCAGATGGTCGCTGGTCAGTTGAGAAGTTCAAAGGTCTGATCATGCAGATCGAGCGTGAAGCTAACACAATCGCAAAAGAAACACGGAGAGGAAAAGGCAACTT